TGCTAATCCATACGTTCTTGTAGAAGATGGCGGAATTGCTGATGGAGATGCATTTACAGCACAGCGTAACCAATACTACAGATTCAGTAAAGTTGTTAACTTGATGTAAGAATCTTTAGTTTACGATTAAGAGGGCTCCTTTTTGGAGCCCTTTTTTTTGGTATAAATATACACATGGCTTATTCAATTGATTCCGCAAACATAATTAGTAGTGTAAATACAACTAATCCAGGACAGGTATTTAATTATCTTCGTCCTAATGCTTTTAGATTCACTATTAAAGATCTTCCTCACGTTGCATATACTTGTCAATCTGCTAATCTTCCATCTTTAAATTTAGGTTTTGCAATACAAACTACTCCATTCTTAGATGTTCCAAGGATAGGTGATAAATTAAATTATGCAGAGTTTACTATACGTTTTCTTATTAGTGAAGATATGGTAAACTATACAGAATTATTGGAATGGCTTGTTGCCTTAGGCTTTCCAGACAACTATAATCAATATAAAGGGTTTGTAGGTGATAGATTGAATCGATTTCCATTCATGACAACAAAACAAGGAACAACTGAACCAGCTGCATATTCAGATGGAACATTAACTATTTTAGACTCGTCTAACAATCCAAGTAATAATATAATTTTTAAAGACTTGTTTCCAATATCAGTAGAAGCATTAGATTTTGATATAACAAGTTCAGCAGTAGAATTTTTTATAGGTATAGCAACATTTAAATACAGAACATTTGAAATTGAATCAATTTAACACATGGAGATATCATGGCAGGTATACAAACTCGTCAAGTCAAAATTGACTTAAACAAACTACGTGAAAGTAAATTTTTTATAGCGACACCTTGTTATGGTGGTGCTCTTACAGAACCTTACTTCAGATCAACTATAAAACTTATGACGTGGTTCAATGGACATAAAGTTCCATTGGCTTTTGGAACTATTGCTAATGAATCATTAGTTACAAGAGCAAGAAATGTTTTGTTGGCTTATTTTCTTAATTCAGATTATACACATCTAATGTTTATAGATGCTGATATAGAATTTCAAGTAGATGATATTTTAAAACTTTGGTTACATGATAAAGATGTTGTAGTTGGTGCATATCCAAAGAAAGGTGTTAACTGGTCTCATATAAAAGAATCAGTTATTCTTGATCCATCAAAAGAACTTACACCGAACCAGATTGGAGCACTTGGTTCTGATTATGCAATCAACTTTAAGTTTATGGATAGAGAAAATAAACAAGTTAAAGTTGAAAACGGTTTGATAGAACTTCATGATGCTGGTACTGGATTCATGATGATTAAAAGAAAAGCTATAGATAGTATCATAGAACATTATCCAGAGATCAAATATGTGAATGATGTCCAGATGGGTGGTGTTGATTTAAAAGATAAATTTTATGCATTATTTGATACTATGATAGATCCAATCGATAAAAGATATCTTTCAGAAGATTATACATTCTGTAGAAGATGGCAAGAGATGAAAGGTCAAATCTGGCTAGATCCATCTATATCACTAAACCATTATGGTTCATTCTGTTTCCAAGGTAATCCAGAAATGATTATAAGTTTTGATGAGCCAGCAACAACTTCAAGTAAAAGTGTAACAGTTGACGAAAAGAAAGAAGAAATGGAGACTATAGATTTAGAAACTCTATAGTATGAAACTTAGTGAAATACAATCAGAATGGAAAAGTGATTCCAAAATAAACAATTTAGATCTTGGTAGTGAAGCAGTTAAAGTTGCAACTCTTCATGCCAAGTATCTAACTTTGTTATCAAATGTAAAACTACAACAGCGCAAAGCTGAAAGCGATTATAACAATATGAGAAGAATCAAGTATCGTTATTATCGTGGTGAACTTTCAAAATCTGAACTTGATAGATTAAACCTTGAACAGTATCAAGGTAACAAACCTTTGAAGAATGAAATGGAAGAATTTATGACTTGTGATGAAGATTTAAATACATTACAAGATAAAGTAGCATATTATAAAACAGTTGTATTTACTTTAGAACAAATATTAAGATCTCTTAATTCAAGAACTTGGGATTTGAAAACAGCAGTTGAATGGCAGAAGTTTACAAATGGCGCATTCTAATATACAATTAAAAAGTAATATTACTTTACAAGATACTAAAAAACAATCTTCAAATACATATACTGTTTCTTATGTTAACTTTGAAGGTAAAATGGTAACTACAACTTATGACAGACATCTCGATAACGAAAAAAAATGATGTATATATCAAAGTTAAATGTGAACCAGATATAGCACAAGAACTACATTCACATTTTTCTTTTGATGTTCCAGGTGCAAAGTTTACACCAATGTACAGAAATAGAGTGTGGGATGGTCAATTACATTTATTCTCATTATTTACAAAAGAAATATATACTGGTCTAAGGCCATATGTAAAACATTTTGCAGAAGTAAATCAATATACATATGATGAATCAGATTTCACAAAGACAGCTGATAAAGTATCTATTGAACAGTTGAAATCATTTATTAATGATCTTAATATAAGTTTAAAGATAAGAGATTATCAAATAGAAGCAGTACATGAAGCAATCAATGATGGAAGAAGATTATTATTATCACCAACAGGTTCTGGTAAATCGTTAATAATTTATATCTTGATAAGATGGCATCAACAGTTTGGAAGAAAACAACTTATAGTAGTGCCAACAACTTCATTAGTAGAACAACTCTTTTCTGACTTTCAAGATTATGCAAAACAAGATACTTGGAAAGCAAGTTATAATTGTTATAGAATATATGGAACAGTTAGTAAAACAAATGATATGCCAGTTACTATATCAACATGGCAGTCGATACATAGATTACCAAAAAAGTTTTTTGGTGAGTTCAAAACAATATATGGAGACGAATGTCATTTATTCAAAGCAAAATCTTTAACAACTATAATGAACAAATGTCATACCACTCCATACAGAATTGGTACAACTGGAACACTTGATGGTACAAAAACACATAAGTTAGTTTTAGAAGGATTGTTTGGTCAAGTATACAGAACTACAACAACTAAAAACTTGATTGAAACTAAACAACTTGCTGATCTTAAAATATTTGGAATTATTTTAAAATATTCTGATGAAGTTAGAAAAGCAGTAAAGAACTTTACATATCAACAAGAGATGGATTATATAGTACAATATGAACAAAGAAATAAATTTATCAGAAACTTAGCTTTGGATCAAAAAGGAAATACACTTGTCCTATTCCAATATGTTGAAAAACATGGTAAGATACTTAATGATATGATTAATGATAAAACAAAACAAAGAAAAGTATTTTTTATATATGGTGGTACTGAAACACAACAAAGAGAGAATGCAAGAAAAATAACAGAAGGTGAAAAGGATGCAATAATTATAGCTTCATTTGGTACATTTTCTACAGGAATAAATATAAAGAACTTACACAATATAATTTTTGCTTCACCATCTAAATCAAGGATAAGAAATCTTCAATCTATTGGTAGAGGATTGAGAATAGGTAGTAATAAAAGTAAATGTAAATTATTTGATATAGGTGATGATTTAAGTTGGAGATCGAGAAAAAATTATACTCTACTACATATGGTTGAAAGGATAAAAATTTACGCTGATGAAGACTTTGATTATGTAACAACAGAGGTAAACATATGATAAAGTTATTTAAATTAATGACAGGAGAACAATTGATTGGAAGAATCGATACTGATTCAACTAATTTAAATCAAAGGCATATAGCTATAATAGATCCTGTTGAAATAAAAACAGCAAGTATTAGTAGAGGATTACTTACCATAGAACAGTTCGTTATGGTTCCATGGTTAAGAATATCTAAAGATAACACTATGAATGTATTATTTGATTCAATAGTTGTTATGGCAGATGTAGCAGAAGATGCTATAGAACAATATAACAAGTATTTAGATGGGTATGAAGAAGATGATAAACAAATAGGTGATGATGAACTTAAATCAGAAAGTGTAGAAGAAGATTATGCAGAACAACTCAAAAGAGCTGAAACCGGAAAAACTATCCATTAGTAATCCGAAAAGCACACATTATGTTGATAACAGTAAATTTTTAGAAGAATTAGTAAAGTATAAAAATAAAGTTACAGAAGCTAAAGATAAAAATATTCCCAAGCCAATAGTATCTAATTATCTCGGTGAATGTTTTTTAAAGATAGCAACACATTTATCTTATAAAGCTAACTTTATTAATTATACATATCGAGATGATATGATATCAGATGGTATTGAAAACTGTTTAGTAGCAGTTGATAAATTTGATCCAGAAAAATCTAAAAATCCATTTGCTTATTACACTCAAATAATTTACTTTGCATTTGTAAGAAGAATACAAAAAGAAAAAAAACAACAAGCAACAAAATATAAAATACTTGAGAACATAGATTTGAATCAATTGTTAGTTCATTCAGATGGTAACGAAGAGTATGTGTCACAAGTTATTGACCTTATGAAAAGACAAATGGATAATGTAGAATCTGATCGTAAAGAAATTAAAAAATGAGTAAAATTAAAGTAGCAGAAGTGTTTTATTCAATACAAGGTGAAGGAAGATTCATGGGTGTTCCTTCTGTCTTTCTTCGTACGTTTGGTTGTAATTTTAAGTGTGAAGGTTTTGGTATGCCGAAAGGAGAAAAAAGTAATGAGCGAAATGATATCGCAACTGATATACAACGGTTTCAAGAATATGGATCGCTGCCTCTCGTACATAGTGGATGCGACTCTTACGCTAGTTGGGATCCTCGTTTTAAGCATTTGTCTGCTGTTTGGAATTCTGACGACTTGGCCAATCACATTGTATCGCTTTTGCCGGAAGGTCGTTGGAATGAAGAACACTTAGTTATAACAGGAGGTGAACCATTACTTGGATGGCAGAAAGCATATATTGATTTGTTAGAACATCCAAAGATGAAGCCACTTAAACATATAACATTTGAAACTAATGGCACACAAAAGTTAAGACCAGAGTTTCGTCAGTACTTCAATACAAGATTTAAGAACAGTAAGAAGAGATTAACATTTTCAGTATCACCAAAGTTATCTGTGTCAGGAGAAAAGTGGGAAGAAGCAATACAACATAAAGT